GGGATCTACCCGGTCGACACCTTCACCACGACCTCGGTCATCTGGGCCGTGTCCGTCGCCGGAGTCACCGCGACCGCCGGGCAGAACTGGGTCGGCATCTACGACTCCACCGGTGCCCGTCTCGGCTCCACCGGAGTCGACGCTGACGTCACCAGCACCGGGGTCAAGACGACGGCCCTCGCTGTCAGCCTCACCGCGGGTCAGCCCTATTGGGTCGGCTTCCTCATGAACGCCGCCACGGCACCGCAGCTCCCGCGCGGAGGTGGGCAGCCCGGCTCCGGGGTCATCCTCAACGCCGGGCTGTCGGCCGCGAGCTACCGGTTCGCAACCAACGGCACGAGTCAGACCACGATGCCGTCGAGCATCACCCCGAGCAGCAACGGATCCGGCAGCGCCTTCTGGGCCGCCGTCGCCTGAGGAGCCAGCCCGTGGCGAACCCGCTTGCGCACCTCGTTGGCAGCGCATTCATCGGTACCGACGACGAAGGCAACGTCATCGCATCGGGCCGCATCGCAGAAGCCGAGTATGTCGATGGGGTGGTCACTTTGAACGTCCACATGTACGAGGATCCGCCCTCGCTGACCCATCCCCCCAGCGCTACCCCGTAGGAGCTCGCCATGCCGCGTACCGCGCTTACCGTCACCCAGGCCACGCGCGCAGGCGCGGTCCTGCCCGCAGCCACCGCAGGCGACGTCGCCAATGGGAACAGCGTGGCCAACAACGGGCAGGTCATCCTGATCGTGAAGAACACCAACGCATCCACCACGGCGAGGACCATCACGTTCAGGCTCGTGCGCACCGTGGACGGACTCACCGCACCCACGCGCGTGGAATCCATCCCCGCGGGCGAGACGCAGGTGTTCGGGCCCTTCGACCCCACCGACTACGGGCCCAGCCTCGCCATCGACCCCGAGCACGCCGAGGTCACCATCCAGGCCATCAGGGTGTGAGGCATGGCCCGCCGTGGACTGAGGGTGTGCTCCACGCCCGGCTGCCCCGAGTACACCGAGGGCGGCAAGTGCGCGGGTTGCAAGGGTGAGGCCGAACGCAGGCGCGGCACGTCGACGCAGCGCGGCTACGGCAGCGCACACCGGCGCCGCTTCCGGGCCGCCGTCCTCGACCGTGACCCCACGTGCACGCTGTGCGGCAACGCGCCATCACGGCACGCCGACCACCACCCCCTCAGCCGGCGAGAGCTGGAGGAGCAAGGGCTCGACCCCAACGACCCCCGGCACGGGCGGGGCTTGTGCGGGCCGTGTCACTCGGCGGCTACCGCGGCCCATCAGCCCGGCGGATGGAACGCCCGGTGACCGTGAGCGGTCACGGAGGGTGGGGGGTGACCCCCGGAGACCATGATCCACAGACCGCCGGGGAGGGCTCTGGGAGGTCTGCCGGGTTCAGAGATCCACTTCGGTGACGCAACGTCGCCGAGTTCGTGTCGCGCAACGCGACCAACCGAAGGAAGATCACCATGCCGAAGGGTGGTGCACGTACTCGATCGGGCCCGGCCCCTGATCCCAATGCGCTTCAGCGTGAGCGGGACGCGGGTGAGTGGACGATCCTCCCCGCTCAGGGGCGTGCTGGTGCAACGCCGGTGTGGCCGCTGACGGAGGAATCGTGGCGTGAGGCTGAGCTGTGGGAGCGGCTGTGGCGGCTGCCGCAGGCGTTGATGTGGGAGCGCTACGGCCAGGAGATGGAAGTCGCGCTGTATGTGCGGCGCCTCGCCGAGGCTGAGGAGCCGGAGTCGAAGGTCACAGTCGGCACGCTGGTGCGCCAGATGGCCGACAGCCTGGGCCTGACGACGCCGGGGATGCGGGCGAACCGGTGGCGCATCGACGCCGGGCAGGAGCCAGCCCCGTCCGCGCGCCCTGCCGCGAAGCGCACCTCCGCGCGCTCGCGGCTGAAGGTCGTGCCGGGTGGTGACGGCTGATGGACGAGCAGCGCGTGTTCCTGGTCAAGCCCGGTGACCTTCTGGTGTTCGGCAACGTAGGCGAGATGCCTGCGGATTCTGTGCAAGCCCTGAGCCATCTGCTGCGCGAAGAGATCGGCGTGCGTGCCGTCGTGTTCGAGGCGGACATCGACATGGCTGCGGTGCCAGGTGGAGACGCCTGACGCGGGGTTCGTCGTCGACTTCCCGACGTTGTGGGTGGGCATCGACTGGATCGAGCACCACTGCGTGGTCCCGGACGGGTTCCGCAAGGGCGAGTCGTTCGAGATGTACGACTGGCAGTTGTGGTGCACCGCGAACCACTACCGGATCAAGCCGAAGGCGAAGCGGGGTCAGCTCGCGCCGGCATTCCACAGTCGGCGCAGTCAGTGTGTCGCTCCGCAGAAGACGGGCAAGGGCCCGTGGTCGGCGGGGATCTGCGCTCTTGAGGGCGTGGGGCCGGCGGTGTTCGACGGCTGGGCCCGCGGCGGCGAGGTGTACGAGTGCCGGGCGTGGGGCTGCGGCTGCGGCTGGGTGTACGAATATGAGCCCGGTGAGGCGATGGGCCGGCCGTGGCCGACGCCGCTGATTCAGATCACGGCGTTCTCGGAGGAGCAGACGGACAACGTCTACCGCCCGCTGCAGTCGATGATCCGCAACGGCCGGCTGGGCGAGTTGATGCGGGTCGGGGAGCAGTTCATCCGGCTGCCGAACGAGGGCCGCATCGACGTCGTCACGTCGTCCGCGCAGTCGCGCCTGGGGAACCCGGTGACGTTCGTGCTGCAGGACGAAACGGGCCTGTGGACGGTCGGGAACAAGATGACCCGGGTCGCGGAGACGCAGCGCCGCGGCGCGGCCGGCATGGGTGGCCGCACGATGGAGACGACGAACTGCTGGGACCCGTCCGAGGAGTCGGTGGCGCAGCGCACGTCGGAGGCGAAGGTCAAGGACATCTTCCGCTTCCACCGCACCCCGCCGGCGAGCTTGTCGTACCGGAACAAGGCGGAGCGGCGGCGGATCCACCGGTTCGTGTATGCCGGCTCGACGCACGTCGATCTGGATGCGATCGAGGCGGAGGCCGCCGAGCTGTTGGAGAAGGATCCGGAGCAGGCTGAGCGGTTCTTCGGCAACCGGGTGGTGTACGGCGCCGGGTCGTGGGCGAACGGCGACCTGTGGGACACCCGGGCTGAGCCCCGGGAGGTGCCGGACGGTACGGCGGTGGTGGGCGGCTTCGACGGCTCCGATGTGGACGACTGGACGGCGTTGCGGCTGGAGACGCTGGACGGCTACCAGTTCACCCCAACGTATGGCCCGGACAGCTTGCCGACGATCTGGAATCCGGCGGACTTCGGCGGGCAGGTGCCGCGTCTGGAGGTCGAGGCCGCGGTGGACGAGGTGTTCGCCCGGTTCGACGTCGTGAGGTTCTACGTTGACCCGCCGTACTGGGAGTCGGAGGTCGACGCCTGGGCTGAGCGGTACGGCGAGAAGCGGGTGGTCCGCTGGTATACGTACCGCACGGTGCAGATGCACGCGGCGGCCGAGCGACTGCTGACGGACATCGGGAAGTCCGAGTCGACGTTCCGGCACGACGGCTGCCAGATCACCGCGACGCACATCCGCAACGCCCGGAAGGCGGCCCGCACTGGGGGCCGATACGTGCTGGCGAAGGCGAGTCCCACGCAGAAGATCGATGCGGCAATCCCCTCGATCGTTGCCCACGAGGCCGCCGGTGACGCGGTCGCCGCCGGCTTGGCGCGGCCCCGGAAACCCTCTCGCATGATCGTCATGAGATGAGGGGGTGCCAGTGAACCCCGCGGACATGACCGACGAAGAATGGGCCGTCTACCTGGCCCGCTGCCACGAGGCGGAACTGCCGCAACTGGTGGAGCTCAACAACCTCTACGAGGGCAATCAGCCGCTGACGTACATGCACCCGGAGTTGCTGGCTGAGATCGGCGACCAGATTCAGCAGGTCGTCGTCAACTGGCCGCAACTGGTCGTGGATGCGGTGGAGGAGCGGCTGGACGTCGAGGGCTTCCGCTACCCGGGGGCGCCGGGCGGCGACGAGGAGCTGTGGCGCATCTGGCAGGCGAACTCGATGGACGAGCAGTCGCAGCAGGCGCACGTGGACGCGCTGGTCATGCAGCGCGCGTTCCTGGTGGTGGGCTCGAACCCGGACGATGAGGCGACGCCGCTGGTGACGGCGGAGTCGCCGCTGCAGATGCACGCCGACTACGATCCGGCGACCCGGAGGGTCCGCGCAGGGCTGAAGCGGTTCAAGGAAGTCGATCCGCTGACGGGCGCGGTGCTGCACCAGTACGCGACGCTGTACCGGCCTGACGTGACGGTGCACTACGAGACGACGGCGCCGCAGACCTTCCGGGAGCGGGACCGCGACGAGCACAAGCTCGGCGACCCCCCTGTGGTGGTGCTCCCGAACCGGGGCCGGCTGCTGACGCCGGGCGGCGTGTCGGAGTTGGTGGCGGTGCTGCCGATCTCGAACGCCGCATGCAAGATCGCCACGGACATGATGGTGTCCGCCGAGTATCACGCGATGCCGCGGCGGGTGGCGTTCGGCTTCGACCAGGACGACTTCACCGACGCCGAGGGCAACCCCGTGTCGACGTGGTCGAGGCTGGCGGGCCGCATCTGGGCGACGGCGAAGGGCCGCAGGGAGGACGGGGCGGATGTCCAGCAGTTCCCCGAGGCGGACCTGAAGAACTTCCACGAAACGATCAACACCCTGGCGCGGATCGCGTCCGCGCTGGCTGCCCTGCCGCCGAACTACTTCGGCCTCGTAGCCGACGACGCGGCGAGCGCGGACGCCATCCGCTCACGGGAGGCTCGGCTCGTCAAGCGGTGCGAACGCAAGCAGCGCCCCCTCGGCGGCGGCTACGAGCGGATGAACCGGCTCGTGATGCGGTTCCGCGAAGGCGACTGGGACCCGGAGTTGATGCGGCTGGAGACGCTGTGGCGGGACCCGGCGACGCCGACGGTCGCGCAGAAGGCAGACGCGGCGACGAAGCTGTATCAGGCCGGGATCGTGCCCAAGCGGCAGACCCGCGAGGACATGGGCTACACGCAGGTGCAGATCGCCCGTATGGAGGAGCAGGACGAGCGGGCCGCGAAGGACGCCCTGGCGCGGATCGCGGGCGGCGACGTTGCCCCGCTCCTCACCGGACAGAAGCAGCCGGAGCCGGCGCCGCAGGATGGCCAGGAGGACCCGCGGGCGCAGGGGGCGACTGGTGCCGCCGACGGATGACGCGCTGGCTTTGGCCCGCTACCGGCAGGTGCAGGCGGCGTCCCGGCGGGTGTCGGACCGGGTGCAGGCGATCTTCTCGGGGCTGCCGCCGCACGGCATCGAAGCCGAGATGGCCGGGGAGGCGGGCCGGGCGATCGTTGCCGCTGTCGCCGCCGGCCAGTTGACGGTGGCGCAGGGCGCGCAGGCGTTCGTGTCGGCGATCCTCGCGGCCCAGGGAGCGGTGCCGGATCCGGCGGGTGTGGTGGCGGCTGCGGCACTCGCGGGCGTCGCATCGGACGGCAGGCCGCTGGAGACGCTGCTGTTCCTGCCCGCTGTCGCGGTCGCGCAGGCGCTGGCGGCGGGGCTCGCGCCGGCGGATGCGATGCTCCGGGGTCTGGTGGCGCTGGCCCGCTATACGGGCACGCAGATCGCCGACGCGGCGCGCGCGGCGGATCAGGTGGCGATGACCGCGGAGCGGCGGGTCGTGATGTACACGCGGGTGGTGCAGCTCCCGGCGTGCGCCCGCTGCATCGTCCTCGCCGGGCGCACCTACTCGTACAGCGCGGGCTTCCAGCGGCATCCGCTGTGCGACTGCACGGTGAAGCCGCTGACTGAGGCGCAGTACGACGCGGTGGCTTCTCCGGAGGAACTGCTGCGGCGGATGGGCGTGGAGCAGCGGCGGCAGGTGTTCGGCCGGGCCGGAGCGGAGGCGCTCGCGGCCGGCGCGGATCTCGGGCAGGTCGTCAACGCTCGCCGCGGCATGAACACCGCCACCGGCACCACCTCCGAAGGCGTCACCCGCCGCGGCTGGTACGGGCAGCGTGCCCGCGCCGCCGGCGAGCGGTTTCAGCGCTCGCCGGGCGAACTGTTCACGCGCACGGCAGCACCCCGGTTGATGCCTGAGCAGATCCTCCGGCAGGCAGGCAGCCGCGAGGAGGCCGTGAACCTGCTGCATCTGTACGGCTACCTCGACTGAGGGGCCGCCGACCCTGCGGGCACCGCAACGGCGCCCGCGTGTGAGAGAGGGACGCAATGTCCGAGGAGACGGCACCGGCAACCGGCGCCACCGCAATCGACGAGCACGACGAACCCGCGACACCGGATCCTGCCGACGAGCAGCCCGCGGGCGAGGAGGCACCCGATCCGGAAGGCGCCGACGCTCTCGGCGACGCCGGGAAGAAGGCCCTCGACATCATGAAGGCCGAACGCGCGGCGGCCAGGAAGGAAGCCGCTGCCGCGAAGAAGGAAGCTGCGGCGGCCCTCAGGCGGATCCAGGAGTTCGAGGACCGCGACAAGACCGACCTGGAGCGCGCCACGGGCCGCGCCGACGAAGCCGAGAAGCGGGCCGCGGCGGCCGTGAGCCGAGCGGTGAGGGCAGAGGTCAAGGCGATGGCCGCAGCGTCGTTCGCCGACCCAACGGACGCAGATCTCCTCGGGGACCTGACCCGCTACGTCGACGACAGCGGCGACATCGACACCGATCAGATCGCAGCCGATCTGGAAGGGCTGCTGGAGCGCAAACCGCACCTGCGGCGAGCAGCCGAAGCGCCGCCGAAGGCCCCCCGTCCGGACCCGTCGCAGGGCCCCCGACCGGGCGGCACCACTGGCAGCCTCGACGACCAGATCCGCGACGCCGAGGCGCAGGGCGAATGGGCGCGGGCCCGGCAGCTCAAGACGCAGAAGCTGTTCGACCCCACCAAGAAGTAATCGACGGCAGGGCCGCGTGCCCGGCCCGGACATAGGAGACAGACATGGCCGGTATCACGGGCCAGGGCACCACGTTCAACCTGCCGAACTACGTCGGCGAACTCTTCGCCGAGAGCCCCCAGGACACCCCGTTCCTGTCTGCGATCGGCGGCCTGACCGGCGGCGAGTCGGCGGTGGGCACCCTGTTCCAGTGGCAGGGCTACGACCTGCGGGACGCCGCCGACAACCGGCAGCGCGTCGAGGGCGCGAACGCCCCGACCGCCGAGCAGCGGGCCCGGTTCAACGTGACCAACGTGGTGGAGATCCACCAGGAAGCCATCGAGATCAGCTACACCAAGCTCGCCGCGACTGGTCAGTACAACTCCACTGGCTCCACCCACCCCGGCTCGGTGGGCCTCCAGGGCGCCAACCCGGTCCTCAGCGAGGCGGACTGGCAGATCCGGCAGGCGCTGGTGCAGATCGCCCGCGACATCGAGATGACGTTCATCACCGGCACGTTCGCCAACCCGGCGAACAACTCCACGCCGCGCAAGACCCGCGGACTGCTCTCCGCGATCGCCACCAACGTGATCGCGGTCGACGCCGGCTCCGGTGCCGCGGGGCCGCTGACGCACGAACTTGTCCTCGACCTGCTGCAGAGCGTCTGGGAGGCCGGCGGTATCCAGGAGTCGAGCACGGCGACGCTGATGTGCAACGGCTTCCAGAAGCGGCAGCTCACGAAGATCTTCGTGACGGACGCCAACTACCAGGAGCAGACCCGCAACGTCGGCGGCGTGAGTGTCAGCACGATCGAGACGGACTTCGGTCGGCTCAACGTCATGCTGAACCGCTACATGCCCAGCGACACCGTGGCCGTCGTGAGCCTGGAGCAGTGCGCGCCGGTGTTCCTGCAGATCCCCGGCAAGGGGTTCCTCTTCGTCGAGCCGCTGGCGAAGGTCGGCGCTGCGGAGCGCTCGCAGATCTACGGCGAGGTCGGGCTGAAGTACGGCAACGAGAAGGCCCACGGCAAGATCACCAACCTGACGACGAGCTGAGGCGCAGATGGCGATGCACACCTTCCGCTGCGAGCAGCATCCGCAGTTGCAGATCCGCAACCCGGTCGGCCGCGTGCAGTTCTCCGACGGCGTGTACACCACCGACGACGCGGCCATGGCCGACGCACTGGCCGCCTTGCCGGATCGCTTCGGCGTGGTCCGCGTCGGGGGAGGTGCGCCGGACGACGGCCGC